TCTTTAGACATTCACGACAATGTTAAAAATATTTGTGAAGAAATTTCATTCAATTTGAAAGAAAAAACTTTGGAATATCTACACGACAATCAAAATTATTTTCCTGTTTTCGACCCTTCGAACAACGAAGGACCGGACCCTGACGAGTACTTCTTACTAGAGATTAAGCAGAATGACGATGTATTTATTTCAAGGACATTCCCCGCACACATCTTTCATCCGAAAGTTAGATATGCGGTGGACATCCGTCCTCAACTAAGAAGAATTTTAGGTACCCTCAGTGAGACCTTATCTTCAACAAAATTAGAGAGAAAATACCTCAATTACGAATTATAAAAAAAACAAAAAGAAAGTAAAATATTGAACAATGACAGAACAGAATTTTAATAAACTAGGTAATCAATTTCAACAAGTATTAATAAAGTCCATTATAGAAGATCCCAAGTACGGAGAACAAATTATTGAGGTATTGGAGAGTAAGTATTTTGACAATAATTCATTCAAATATATTGTACAAAATATCAAAGAGTTAACGGACACATATAGAAAGATACCAAATTACGTCACGGTAAAACAGAAGATCATGGAGGATACTGCCTCTAACCCAATAGCGGGCAGACTTCACTCGGATACTTTGATGGAGATTGAAAACTTAGAGGATGCGATTGTAGGTCCAACATATGTGAAGGACACCGCACTTAATTTCTGTAAACAACAAAACCTTATTAAAACTCTAAAGAAGGTTAATGATATCGCCCATAATGGTGAGTTCCAAAACTACGAGAAGATCCAAGACATGATTGTTGAGGCACTTCAAGTTGGTACTACCGATGACGATATTAAAGACATTTTAGAGGATATGGCATCCGCTTTAGAAAAGGATACAAGAACACCGATACCGACAGGTATTCGTGGATTAGATGACCTCTTAAAAGGTGGTTTAGGTCACGGAGAGTTAGGTATGGTCATCGCACCAACCGGTGTAGGTAAATCTACAATCTTAACAAAGTTCGCCAATACCGCGGCTAACTGCGGTTTTAAGGTTGTACATATTTTCTTTGAGGATAGACAATCTGAAATCATTAAGAAACACTATACGATTTGGTCAGGTAAACCAAGTGATTGGCAAACAGAATCACAGGAAAACAAAGACTATGTATTAAGTAAGGTTGAGGAAGTTACATCATCACCAAATTTTGGTTCACTTAAGTTAATTAAAATGGAAAGTGATAGAACTACGGTTGGTGAGATTAGAAGAAAACTTAGGAAATTAGAATCCCAAGGATTTCAACCTGACATGATAGTAATCGATTACATTGATTGTGTCTCATCAGATAAAGGTGTCTTTGGAGAGGAATGGAAAGGAGAAGGTAGTGTTATTAGATCTGTTGAGTCTATGTGTGCGGAACTTAATGTCGCAATTTGGACAGCAGCACAAGGTAACAGAAACTCTATCTCGGCAGATATTGTAAATGTTGACGATATGGGTGGGTCTATCAAGAAGGCACAATCCGCACACGTGATTATTTCTGTCGCAAAAAGTTTGGAACAAAAAGAAAACAAAACCGCAAACGTAACATTAGTTAAATCAAGAATAGGTAGAGACGGTGTCAACTTCGTGAATTGTAAGTTTGACAATGAGTACTTAGAGATTGATGTTACTGAACAAGAAACTCTATTGGGTCACCAAAAACGAAAAGAAGAGATTGGTGTAAATAGGGCGGCCGACATTTACAAAAAGACACACGGCATTCAATAATCAATAGAATAAATTTATAAAGATGACTGAGAAGATTTTACAAGAAAATCCTGGACGTTTCGTCCTCTTTCCTATCGAACACCATGACATATGGAAGTTCTATAAACAACAAGAAGCATCCTTTTGGACCGCAGAAGAAATTGATCTAATGCAAGACATTAGTGATTGGGCCAACAAATTAAATGACGATGAAAGACACTTCGTCAAACATGTTTTGGCATTCTTTGCTGCGTCTGATGGTATTGTTAATGAGAATCTCGCAGAGAACTTCGTAAATGAAGTACAATATACTGAGGCGAAGTTTTTCTATGGTTTCCAAATCGCAATGGAGAACATCCATAGTGAGACATATTCTTTGTTGATAGATACCTATATTAAAGATCCCGAAGAACAAAATCATTTGTTTAATGCAATTGAAACGATTCCCGCAATTCAGAAAAAGGCAACATGGGCACTTCGTTGGATCGAGTCTGACTCGTTCGCAGAAAGATTAATTGCATTTGCTGCGGTTGAAGGTATTTTCTTTTCTGGTTCTTTCTGTTCAATCTTTTGGTTAAAGAAAAGAGGATTAATGCCAGGTTTAACCTTCTCTAATGAACTTATCTCTCGTGATGAGGGTCTTCACTGTGACTTTGCTTGTCATCTTTACAATAGTCACATTGAGAAAAAATTATCACATAAGAGAATTAAGGAAATTATCTTATCGGCATTAGAAATCGAAAAAGAGTTTATTCTCGAAGCATTACCTGTTAGATTGATTGGAATGAACTCCGATTTAATGTCTCAATACTTAGAGTTTGTGACCGATAGATTGTTGGATTCTTTAGGTGTTCCAAAACACTTCAATTCTGAGAACCCATTTGATTTCATGCAAAACATAGCACTTCAAGGTAAAACCAACTTCTTTGAAAAGAGAGTTGCTGAATACCAAAAGGCGGGTGTGAATAAAGAAACCGAGGAGGACCTTGATTCTGCGTTCGGTGATATGGACTTTTAAAATATTTGAACAACGATGAAGGTAAAAAAGAGAGACGGTTCCTTAGAGGAAATGAGATATGATAAGATCACAAGGAGAATTTCTGCCTTGTGTTCTGACTTAAATTTAGAATATGTAGACCCAACATATATTACTTTGAAAGTAACTCAAGGTATCTATGACGGAATATCAACTACAGAGTTAGACACATTAGCTGCGGAGACCGCAGCATCAATGACAACGACACATCCTGACTATGCAAGATTAGCGGGACGTATTGCCGTTACTAACTTACATAAAACAACACCTAAAAAGTTTTCGCAAGGAATCAAGGAATTGTATTCTTTTATTTAACCGAGAACAGGTGTTGAGTCTTCATTAATTTCTGACGAACTATATGAGTTTGTTATGAAGAACCGTGCCGCTATTGACGGTGCAATTGTACAAGAAAGAGATTTTGATTTTGATTATTTCGGATTCAAAACATTAGAGAGATCTTACTTACTTAGAATAAGTGACCATATTGTTGAGAGACCTCAGTATATGTATATGAGGGTCGCATTAGGGATTTGTAATAATGATCTTGAAATGGGATTACGTATTTATGATGATCTCTCACAACACTTCTACACACACGCAACACCAACACTGTTTAATGCGGGAACAAGAAGAGCACAGATGTCATCTTGTTTCTTAATTGGGAATAAGGGTGACGATATTAATGGTTTGTTTGAGACCATTAAAGATGTTGCGAACATCTCTAAATGGGCGGGAGGTATTGGACTTCACGTTCACGATGTAAGAGCGAAAGGTTCGTACATTAAAGGTACGGGAGGGGAATCAGACGGTCTCATCCCTATGATGAAAACCTATAATGAGGTTGCTCGATGGATTAACCAAGGGGGTAAAAGAAAGGGTTCCTTTGCGATTTATTTGGAACCATGGCATGCCGACGTATTTGACTTCATTGAACTCAGAAAAAATCACGGTAAAGAAGAAATGAGGGCAAGAGATTTGTTCCTTGCGATGTGGACACCGGACCTCTTCATGAAAAGAGTCGAAGAGGATGGGGATTGGACACTATTCTCACCAAACGAAGCACCGGGATTATCAGATGTATATGATTCACCTGAGAGTAAAGACTTTACCCAATTATACGAACAGTATGAAAGTGAGGGTCGAGGTAGACGAGTTGTTAAGGCGAGAAAGTTAATGGATGCGATTCTCACCGCACAGATTGAGACTGGTACACCTTATATGTTGTATAAGGATTCAGCTAACGCTAAATCTAACCAAAAGAATTTGGGTACAATTAAATCGTCCAACTTATGTACTGAGATCATTGAATACAGTTCACCAACAGAACAGGCGGTTTGTAATCTCGCATCAATTGCGTTACCTAAGTATATCATTGATGGAGAATTCAACCATCAACTATTGTATGAATATGTATATCAAGTAGTTAGAAACCTTAATAATGTCATTGACCTTAACTTCTATCCAACAGAAGAAACTAAGAGATCTAACTTTAGACATAGACCAATTGGTTTAGGTGTTCAAGGATTGGCGGATGTATTCTGTACATTACGTATTCCTTTTGAAAGTGATATGGCGGATACACTACAGACTGATATTTTTGAGACTATCTACTTTGCGGCAATGACATCTTCAAAAGACCTATCCAAAGAAGTTGGTCCATATGAGAGCATTTCAGGTTCACCAATTGAAAAGGGTATTTTTCAATATCAAATGTGGGGACTTAAGGATGGTGATTTATCAGGAAGATGGGATTGGAAGTCTCTTAGAAAAGAGGTTGTTAATTTCGGTGTGAGAAATTCATTGTTATTTGCTCCGATGCCGACCGCATCTACGGCACAAATTTTAGGTAACAACGAGGCATTTGAACCATTCACAACTAATTTATATTCGAGAAGAACATTGGGTGGGGAGTTTATTGTAGTTAATAAACACCTTGTTAAAGAATTGATGAATTCAGGACTATGGAATGATGAGATTAAAGACAAACTTATCATGGAAAATGGTTCGGTTCAGAACATTCCCGAAATCCCAACAGAGATTAAAGAAATCTATAAAACAGTTTGGGAAATGTCGCAGAAGACATTACTCAATATGGCGGCAAAAAGATCAGTATTTATTGATCAATCACAATCTCTAAACTTATTCATTAGTAATGCTACTAAGGCGAAATTATTGGCAGCACATTTACATGGATGGAAATTAGGTTTGAAAACAGGTATGTATTACTTAAGAACACGTTCGGCGGTTGACCCACTGAAAGGTTTAGGTGTTAATACGAGTAAATCTCAACCAAAACCCGAACAAGTTATTGAGGAGGTTACAGAACAAAAAGAGAACCCAATGCCAACGTCTAATTCACTTTTAAGTGATAATAGTGTGTTGGAAATGGTATCACAACCAACCATAAGACCTGACGACTCACCATTTGAGTGTGAAGGTTGTGGTTCATAAGTGTTTTTTTTGACTTATTTTTTTAACCCCTCTTTTTTGAGGGGTTTTTTATTTATACTCATTTTACTAATGAATATATTTATTAGTATGGCAGTAACCTATGGTATTGACTTTCCATTTAGAGAAAGTGTAACAGGAGATTATATGAAGATGACGACCACTCCCGAAAGAGAGGTTAGGGCGAATCTTATTCATTTAATCTTAACTAAAAAAGGGAGTAGATTTTTCTTACCAGATTTTGGTACAAGAATCTATGAATACATCTTTGATCAGAGTGATATGATCACCTTTAATTTAATTGAAGAGGAGATCAGAGAAGGTTGTAGAAAGTACCTCCCAAACTTAGATATTAACTCAATAAAGGTTATTTCCGCAGAAGAAGAAACCAACACAATGAGTAAGGTTGATGAAGACGAAGATGAGAGGTTATATAGATTAGCCGATCCGTCAACTAAACCATATACGGCAAAGGTCAAAATTGACTATACAGTAAATAACGGTGCGTTTTCATCATCGGATTTTGTGATAATTAACATATAAGATGGCAAAAAAGATTTCATACGCTAAAAGAGATTTTGCGGGACTAAGACAAGAGTTAGTTAATCTCACTAAGGATTACTACCCTGATTTAATAAAGAATACCAATGACGCATCCATATATTCTGTGTTATTGGATCTTAACGCAGCAATTGGTGACAACCTACATTATCATATTGATAGAGTTTGGCAAGAAACTATGTTGGACTTTGCCCAACAAAGAAGATCTCTTTTCCATATCGCAAAAACTTATGGTATTAGAATACCGGGTAATAGACCTTCGGTATCTCTATGTGATTTTTCTATTAATGTCCCTGTAAGAGGTGACAAAGAAGATGAAAGATATTTGGGTATCCTTAAAGCGGGTGCGCAAGTTTCGGGTGGAGGACAAACATTTGAAACAATAGAAGACATTGACTTCTCAAATCCATTCAATAGCAAGGGTGAACCTAATAGATTAAAGATCCCAAATTTTGACACGAACAATAAGTTAATATCCTATAAAATCACCAAAAGAGATGCGGTGGTGAATGGAGTGTCAAGAATTTTCAGAAGAGTAATCTCAACACAGGATCAGAAACCTTTCTTTAAGATTTATTTACCCGAACAGAATGTTTTGGGTGTAACATCTATCATTCATAAAGAAGGTACCAATTTTACATCAAACCCTACATCTTCAGAGTTTTCATCAGAAACGAATAGATGGTATGAAGTAAAAAGTTTAATGGAGGATAAGGTTTTTATTCCAAATAAAACATCCTCATCAGATACTGCCAACTTTACTGCGGGAGATTACAAAAGAGTAACAAACAAATTTATCAGTGAGTATACTCCCGAAGGTTTTATGTCAGTAACATTTGGTTCAGGTGCGGTTGACCCAATGGAAAACTTAGATTCATTTAATGATGGGTCGTTAAAGGTTAATTTGGCAACATATCTAAATAACCTTTCGTTAGGTGCAACACCCAAAACAAACACAACACTTTTTGTAAAATATAGAGTTGGTGGTGGTAAAGACACAAACTTAGGTGTAAACGTAATCAATAGTGTCGATAATGTTGAATTCAACGTTAGTGGACCACTTACAAACGTAAACAACCAAGTCGTTCAATCACTAAATGTAACAAACGTAACCCCTGCGGTTGGTGGATCAGACCAACCCACTATCGAGGAGATTAGAAATATGGTTGGTTACAATTTTGCGGCACAGAATAGAGCGGTAACCCTAAACGACTATAAGTCTCTAATTGAGACGATGCCATCGACATTTGGTGCACCAGCTAAGGTTAATGTCATGGAAGAAGATAATAAGGTTAAGATTAAATTATTGTCTTATGATGATCAGGGTAATTTAACCGATACAGTATCTAACACACTCAAAAACAACATTTTAAGATACCTAACAAATTATAGAATGATCAACGACTACATCGATATTCAAAGTGGTGAGGTTGTTGATTTTGGATTAGAAATTGATTTATTGGTTGATAAGAACATCAATCAATCTGAGATTCTAAAAGATGTTATCACACAAAGTGGTGAATTTTTCGACATCAGTAAAAGAAAGATGGGCGATCCACTATTCGTTGGTGAATTACAAAAAACCATATCTGATATTGTTGGAATTGTAAACGTAGTTGACATACGTGTTTTTGGTAAAACAGGTGGTGAATATTCCGTTGCGGAAGTATCTCAAGGATATTCGGATGAAACCACAAAACAAATAACACAATCTGACTCAACAATTTTTATGAAGAGTAATCAGATTTTCCAAGTAAGATTCCCAAATAAAGATATTAAAGTTAGGGTCAAAACTCTCGGTTCCACTACATTTTAATTTTTCTTTTCTGTATTATTATTAATTAAGGAAAATAGGTTCTAATCTATTTATATGATATGATACAGAAGCATCGTATAAGAACAGAAATTGGTAAAGATCAAAGATTAACTGTTGAATTAAAACAGGATTATGATCTTTTAGAAATCCTTTCACTTAAGTTCACTCAGAAGGAGATATATACCTCCCTTTGTGCGGACTATGGTGTCGTATGTGGACGCATTTCTGTCAATGATGGTTATGGTGTTTCTAACGCTAGAGTATCTATTTTCATACCCTTAACTGATGAGGATGGTGAAGATCCTGTTATTAGTGCACTTTATCCATATACATTAACTACGGATAGAAATGATGATGGATATAGATATAATCTTCTACCATCTAGAAAACAACATACGGGACACACTCCTACAGGAACATTTCCTGACCAAAATGACATTCTATCAAGAGAGGAGGTCTTAGAGGTATATGAAAAATATTATAAGTACACTGTTAAGACCAACGATTCGGGAGATTTTATGATATGGGGGGTTCCGGTTGGGTCCCAAACAATACATGTCGATGTTGATTTGTCAGATATGGGTTGTCAATCTATGGTACCATATGATTTTATCTATGAGGGTCTTTCTGAAGAAAAGTTTGAGAACAATTATACATTTAGGTCATCCAATAATTTAGAGGAATTACCACAAATTGTATCTTTTGAGAAGACCATTGAAGTATACCCTTTTTGGGGCAATGAAGATTTGTGTGAGATCGGTATCACAAGAACCGACTTTGACTTAAAAGAGAGAGGTATTAGGTTAGAACCCTATTCCATAATGATGGGTGGGTCTTTTACTGATTCGGGAAAAGATTCTGTTCGAGTAAGATGTAATGTCGACAACCAGATGGGTGAGAAGTGTAATCTAACCACTGGTACTGGTGATATTGAGGCGATAAGGTTCAGTGGTAGGTACGAAAAAAACCCCAACGGTTCCGATAATTACAGTAGACCAATACTCGAATCGATTCAGTTAGATTCACAGATTGATGAGGATGGTAATTTCTTTTTTAGAGTACCGATGAATATGAATTACTACATCACTAATGAATTTGGTGATTTAGTTCAGACAATGGATACGAGAAAAGGAATACCCACAAGAGGAACATATAGATTTAGGTTATCATTACAGAACGACAATGGTGCCAAAAAACAATATCGAGGAAAATACCTTATCCCACAAATTAAAGAACACCAATTAGGTACTGCACCTAACAATTATACTGACCCTAAATCATATGCGTTTTCTACTAACTTAGATGATTATCCCGATGACGCTATCGACGACATTATCGGACTCAATAATGGGGGTTATGCTAATGACTATTTTTACTCCTTTAGATACAATCGGATTTATACTGTTTCATCTTTTATAAATCAATATTATAACAAGTCGTGGGCGGAGAAGAACTTCTCGTTATTCGTAAAAGATAAAAACGAATCTTTTATTGGGATTAAAGAAATTCAACCTTCCCAAGAAGAAGATTGTTCTAATAATAATGAATATTTCCCCATTAACGATGCTGTAAGTAATTTCAAATTCAAATTTCTAATTATTGTGATTCTTAATTATTTAGAGAGGATCTATCTAATTGTAACACAATTCGCAATCGACTTTATTACGGAATTTTTGTTTGATATCGCAGAAATATTATATGGATTTAGAATTTATATAAAACACATAATTGATTGGAGACCATTTAAAGATCCGGCCACTAGATTGGCTAAAACCGCTAAAACCATACAGATATTAACTATGAGAAGGTTGGGGTTGATTAATTATCCCGATTGTTATGAGTGTGGTCAGGATGTTAATACGGGGGAATCTACGGGAGGTAACACCGGTAACACTTACGAATATACAACAGTATCACACGGGCAAGAAGAAAGTTATATAACTAATAACTCATTAACACCAATCGCCACAATGGTTGCCGCAACACATAGTTATGATCCTAATGCGGCTAACAATACTAATCCCGATGAGACAATATCATTGACGATACCAAATGTTACTGATGAAAGAAATTATATTATAAAATATGTGTTAACTGCCGAAGAATTAGATGCGGAAGGTATTGTAATTACTCCCGAAACATATGAGTATAGATTCGTTGGTTATGGTTCAGCATATCCTATTACAGGAAGTCAGATTCTCGCCATAGCGTCGGATATACATTACGATGTTTATGAGGCGAATAATCTAACCGGTGGAGGGACACTACCATCATCAGTTACGGGAACCGCATTAGAGAGTAGTACCACTATAAGAATATATGAAATTTACTTTGTTTCAGAATTAACACAAACTTCTTCAGGGGTTCAAAATGTCGAGTCTGGATGTGAGAAATATGACATAATTTATGATTCAACCGCCACACAAAATGGTACAACAATGACCGGCGGGGACATGGCATTAAAGGCATATATAAACGATAGTGGTTCTAAGGATTATAATTACTTTACCAATAATGTTGATGAGTATGGTGATTATCCCGACATATTCCAAACCGGAAGTGAAAACCCATGTACTTATCAACCCCCTACAACAGATATTGTAGTAAGTTTTAGTAGATATGCGGAAAACCATTTTGTAAGTAATACGTGGGGTGGTCAGGATAATAAAGAATTTCCGCGACGAGTTTGTCTAAAGTCAGGTTGGGTTGCCAATAATGGGGACTCAGATGGAACTGCTTCAGGGTACTCTGAATTCAGCGATGGTCAATACACTTTAGTTGCTGCCACAGGTAAGAATAGGGAACTAATATTAAATTACTCAAGAAGAAAATTGGTTGGAAAACTTATGTGTGGTGGTATTACATCATACACCTTCAGTAATAGTTGGTTAAACGGTTCATTATATTTCTTTCAGTTTAGAAGACGAAGAGGGGGTAGTAACGCCAAATACTGTAAAGATCTAATTTATAGAAATGAGGATCAAACGGGGGTGCATTACTACTACAGATCAACCCCATATTACAATGGTAATTTTATTGGACAAGTAGGTGAAAGATCATATGGAGAAATACTTTTCCCAACGACTGTAATGGATTTAGGACCTAGAAATATGTACATTAATGAAATATGTGTTGATCCTGAATTAGATGTCAATTGTTCTATTTCTAAGAGTATTGGGTCAACATCCTACCAAGACATAAATGATTTAATGGAATATGTTATCGCATCGAAAGAAGTTAAAGAACAGGGTAGGTTAGAAGTACAAGATCTTTTTGATAGACGAAGTGGGGGTAAGATTGACGGTGATATCGCCCAATTACTAAACTTTAATTCACAAATGGGATTATTCGGATATGACGATGAAGATCCCGAAAGCCCGTATTACACATCCGGATCAACAATATTCGATGGTGCGGGTCCACTTGGTTTAGATTTTGTTTTTTCTGAAGATGATGAGGATACCGTAATTAAAGAAAAAGATGGGACTTTATTAAGGTTATGTATTAATTCGGCGGGTAACTTAACCGAAACGGCACAAGAGGTACCATACTTTAGGTGGAATAAAAGAGGTGATGGTTTTGGACCAAACGGTACTCTTTCAGAAAATCAAGATTGGAATTTAAACACCATCTATTCTACAAAATACCAAGGAGGTTGGAATTATGTAGGATTAATGGAAAATGACCCATACAATGGGGCTGGTGGAGGTCCAACAGACAATATTAATAGTCATTATTACGACGGATCCCTACTACCTCCAATTAGGGACTGTAATGATGATAATTACGCTGCGACCGAGATCCCGATTGGGGGTCCTTTCTTCTTCTACTTTGGTTTAAGAACAGGTAAGACTTCGTGGAATAAATTCATTAAAAACTTTGGTCCGTTATGATAAAGAAAAAAATTCTTCATCCTGAAAAAAGATACAAAAAAGCGGAGTCCGAAGATTTATCAGTTAAAATTGGGTTTGATTCCAACGAACAACTTCTAAGAGAGGGTGATAGGACAATTATTTTAGATATTGCGGAACAGTTCTCTAAAGAGAGAAATGAAAGTACCAAATATAAAATATACGGTAAGGTCAATATGGTGTTTAGAAACACTTACGGTGGAACATCACCTTATGAACCCCTTCTAAATAATCTTTATCTCTCCACCGACACATATGATCCGAACGATTATGAGGGTTTTATGCAGTATAACGAGTTTGCATTTATTAGGAGAGATTATGTCGGCGAACAATCAAACGCAACATCAAATAGTATAGGGGAATTTAATCCTAACATTACTGTTCCTAATGGAAGTGGTCATATTGATTTCACTGAGTCTGACGCCCCCTTTGTTAATTGGAATTTTTACCTAACCTATGTTTTTGATAAAGATTCTACTTACAATATGAGGTATACGTTATCTGGTGGTACTGTTTACAATTTTACCGCAGAAACGGGAATACCATTTAGAATTACCGATGATGGAGATTCATTTAAGTTAACTAGCCCAAGTCCACACAATATGTCTCAGGGAGAGTATGTTGTGTTATCAGGGTCATCCATGAATCAAAATAGTCGAGCGGATAGAGTATTCCCAATTAACTCAGTGGGGGATGAAACATTTAATTCGGAAAAATATGTGATTAACATAAGTAAGTCGAATTTTAGTCAGAATCAAATAACTATGATGTCTACCATGGGGGTAGTCTTTGGTCGAAGATGTTTGGATAAGACTGATATTGAGAATACTACATCAATATATTATGTAAGAAAACACAAGACAATAACTTCTGCTGACGATTATATATTAGAAAGTGCGGGATTTGAAAGTCCAATATTTGAGAATGAAAGGAAACTCCAATTTGAAACTCCCGATGCTAGAGATAATGTATACGTTGAATTGAATAGGCCGGAATCGGTTCTTTACCACTTTAAGACCCCCATAAACATAAATGGTTTAACTAATAATTTAGGATACACACCAACAGAAGTGTATTTGACAACCGTCTTTAGGAACGGTAACGGGTATTTTAATTATCCACCAAGACTCGGTTGGAGATTCAACTTCCACAACACGTGGGTTGATGAACAATTTAACACCTCATTCGCATCCTCAAACACAAACTTACCTTATACCACATTTACTCAGGATTCTATGAATTTTAATGTGGGTAGTGAAATACCTGTAGGTACTGAAATTATTGGGGATTTTGTTGAGTATAATAATGTCGAATTTAAAGAGACAATTTTGTCCGATACCTACCATAAAATCACATTACCATATACAATATTCAATCACGGACAAACAAACACGAACACTTTTAGTGGGGTTTCCACAACAAATCCATGTGGTTTATTTTATAAAACACATCATAAAATAAAACTAAGAGAACTATCACCATATATTGAAACAAACCCAACAAATGACATCATGAATTTACCTGAAAATACTATTTATGATGAGGTGGAGAAGGTTTGGAAATGGAGAGATCTATACGATCACGGTTATATAGATCCGGATGGGTATGGTGTCAATCACCCATTTACTAATGGTCAACACTACGTCAAGAATGACATAAACTTTTTGTTAAAGAATGAGGTATCATTTAAGAATAAGACCGATGGTATCAAAAACTTTACAAAAGATCCGAATTCGTTATGTTAAATGAGATTAAGATTTGACGGAAATGAAAAACAATTAACAATTAATTCGGATCAGAATTTCAAACTTGATGCGGGGTGGAATAATGCGTTCCAAACCTATGAAAGAGAAATCCTTGAAGAACTAATAAATCCAATTGAGAACTATGAGACTTGTAGGTTTATACATAAACCCTACACATCTAATGGATTAACTCAGTCGGATATATGGTACTACTTTTATTTTGTGGATGGTAATAATACCTACACGAATGGATTAGATTATAATCTAATTGGCGTTAATCAGAATCTTTCTGATTTAAAGAAGTGTTTTTTTAAGTTAGAGTTCTACAAGACACCAGATAATGAGATACCTGATAGGAGTAATAGAAGATTAGTCTTTTCTAAGACATTAAACCCTGTTTTTGGTGAGAGATCATTGATAAATTCGGGACAAAAATTATATGTACCTGTTTTTAAGGGAACACCTCTTAAGAATAAGGAGTGTATGAATCTTTTTTGGTTCGAGGATGATACTGTTTTAGAAGAATCTGTTCTAACGGGTCTTACCTTTTTCATGACCGCTAAGTTCTATAATGGGGTTGACGGGTCAATTACTCAATTTGTAAATAAACCAAATGTAATGTCATCAACCTTAAATGAAGGGGATGACCTATATTTTGAGGTTGTGATGGACAGATCAACATCTCCATCCTTTAACTATACGGTTTCTGAATATTCAACATTTGGTAGGGGAGGAATAAGAGGGACTACATCATCACCGATCAAATTCTATGAAATAGGTGGTAATGTAGGAAGTGGTAACACCCCAACACCAACCCCATCATCAACAACAGTCCTCACACCAACCCCATCATCTACCGTAGTGTTAACCCCGACACCTTCTACAACAACCACAACTCTTTCATGGAGTAATGGTAGTTCAATGAATCATAGTGAGACACTTCCCGGTGATAACCCATCTACAGGAACAACCACGGGAACGTTGACAGTAACTAACGGTCCTGCTAACCTATATATTACCGTAACTCACCAAACGGGTTTTGACAATATAGGGTATGGATCCATTTCGGTGAATGGTGTTGGTAGTATATCAACACAGAC